GAGAAAAGCTTATTTTAAGGCTTTTCTTATTAACTAGATATAAAGTATTAACAAATCAACCATGGGGTAATTACGATGAGGAAGCGTAAAAAAGTCATATCTAAAAATATGATAGAAGTACTTGATTATCACACATCAAGAACATATAGAAAGAATGGCAAGCGTGTAAAAAAGAAAAGCATCACACCAGAAGCACAGAAAAAGCAAAATGAAAAACAAGCGGAAGCAATGCTGCGTATGTTGATTGATAATAACTT